TGGCCATGACTCCATATGGAGTCGAATTTTTCTGGTTTATTTAAGAATGTATGTGGTAAGTTTAAGATTATAGCGTGAAAGTGTGGGCGTGTGGAGTGTTGTTCACTACCATATTCGCCACAAGCATAATATTTTAATTGATTGTAGGTTTGTTTACGTAAGCGTTTAAAGAAGGCCTGAAAGTCCTTTTTAACGAGTGTAGGGAATTTATTAGGGGATAGTGGGGGTGTGGCATAGGTAAGTGTTACAAATGCCGCTGAAGAGCTGATTTTGACTTCTTGGTTTAGTCTGAAAGACCAATGAGATGCTCTTCGTTTTAAGCATGCGACACATTTTCCACACGGTACAGTGACGAAAAGATTTTGGTTGTTTATATCTTTTGTTTTGTTTCTGACCGTGATGGGTGTGATGCATTGCATAGTTTAGAGCCTTATTCCGCCTCTAGATATCCTAAAGGAGTTGTACTTTTTGTTTTTACGTTTTTGTTTTCTGATGGATTTTTTGAATCCGTATGATTTTCTTTTTCCTGATGATTTTCTTCTCATAATTTAGATTGTTGGTTGACCGAAGTATGGCATCGGTCTTTTTGCCTTAATGTTGTTGTGTAGATATACGTATAGTTTTTCTTGTTCTGAGACTGCGAAGACTCTGTCGACTTCTGTTGCGTCGCATTCTATGAAGTCTTCGTTTAATGAGGGTCTGTTTGCAAAGATTCTGCCCATGTGCCAGAAGTCTAGTGTTGTTCTCATTTCTCCGTGAACCGTTGAAGGGATGTATTTGTATTCTGCATATCTTGGTGTATAGCCGAATACTTGATCGTTTTTACTGTCTGATATGTCGTGGTATAACTCTTGGTTGTAGATTGGTTGTTCGCCTATGTTAGCGAATGAAGGCCAGTAATAGTCGAATTTATCGAATTTACTGAATAGTTTTGGTATGCCTTGTTGGTATGCTGATTTTGGCATGACGGACATTATTCCTATAATGAATCCGTGTTCTTCGCATCTGTAAGATACGTTGTTTGATTGGCCGACTGATACTCCGTGTCCGGCCATGTTACCTTGTGGGGTTGGATCGGTGGACGCTACTCCAGATTCGGAATTTTGTAAAACCTCACTTATAGTAACTGGAGTAGATGAACCACCTAAGAATTCGGGTCTTTGTAGTCTTGAATCTGATGATTTTACTCCGAAGTGTGATTGGATGATTTCTATATATCTTGAACCGCCTCTAGCGTTTCTTTCTAGAAATTCTTGTAGTCTGAAGGCTCGTCTTAGTTCGTTTATTGATGCTGCTGCCGCTGTTGATAAGTCTGCTTCTAGTTGTCCATTTGGATCTAAATTACCTATAAGGTTACCCGCTGATGCTAGAGCACCTGTTGGACTAGTATATGCAAGTAGATTACTTGTTGATATTGGTAAACCATCTGATAATTTTTTAAATATCATTGGTTGAGTTGGTGAAGGTATTAAACTGACTGGAGCAGTTGTTCCTAATGGAATTGTTGCTTCTGGACCTTTTTGTGTCCAAGGTAGTGCTGATGTGAAATAGTCATGTTGCCATGCTCTTTTTTGTAAGTTGTTAAGTATTGTTATGTCGGTAAAACCGTCTGTTACTTTGTCTACGACTTCAGGAACGAGATTTTGATCTCTATAATAATCGTTGTAGATTTTGTTATATGCCGCGAAAGGAAGGGCATTTATTTGTGTATTGGCTATGTCTCCGTTGGGTATACCCATGTAATCGGCAAGCATGCCTGATTTTATTTGATATGATGATAATGAGGTTGTGTATGGGAAGGTTGGATTGGCGTAGCCGTCTTCTCCTCCTGAGATGAAGTCTTCCCAGTTGTTCCATAATATTCTGTTTGGAACGAAGAAGAAGTGTGTATATACTGAAGCTTTATGCATGATTGGTGCTACCATAGGTGCAAATCTTAGCATGGATGATGATGTGATGTTGAATTTGTCTCCTGGTACGCATTCTGTTACTAGTATTGGTGTTAATTCTCCTATTGTTGAAGAGAATTTTCTATCGTGTGATAGATCGAATGTGTTGTAAGATGGTGCTTTTACGGATACTTGGTTAAATATACTCATAGTTATTTAGTTTTGTTGTGGATATTTCTTTTTTAGATCTAACTCTTGGTTAGGATCATATGTTGGTGTTGCGTTTTCGTTTTGTTTTGCTTTAGTAGCAAGTAGTTTAAGTAATGTTGCATACCATGAGGATCCTGTGATACCCATGTCTTTCATTTCGTCGTCGAATTGAAGTATGCTATTTTTAAGTTGTTGTCCTGTTAGTACTGCTTGTGATATGGATAAATTTTCTGCTGCTTGTAGTATTTTAGATTGCATTGTGCCCGCTGCAACGTTGTTTTCTATAAGTAATTTAGCATTGCCTAAACGTTGTTTTTGTAATGTTTGTTCTGCTTGTTCTCGTAAGAATTCTTTTTTTACTCCGAGTTGAAGCATTTTGTCGTTTGTATCAACGTCAACGTTGTTTACTGCTGCTTGTGTTTGGTATGCGGACATACCAGTTTTTACGGCTGAGCCTATATCCATTGAATAAGGAGCCGCTTTTGAGGGGGCTACTTGTCCGGCTTGCCCGGTCGCCCCACCTACGGATTGTCCGTAGATAAGGTTTGGGTTTAGGCCTGCTTTTGTAAGTCTGGCCATTTGTTGTGTTGGATCGTTGTATGCATTTTGCATTTGCCAAAATTTGATGTTAGCTTTATCCGCTTGTTTCTGGCGTTTTTTTGCTCCGGCGTTGCCTATTATACTGCCTATTATACCTGATCCGCCAGCGATTGCTGGTGTGAGCCATGGTGATGCTGATGAATCATTTTCTCCTGGCATTATACTTTAGTTAAAGTTGGTTTAGTATTTATTGGTTCTGGTAATTTGTGTGGAAAGGTTTCCTTATGATCTTTGAGATCATACGTAGTCCTTCTTAGTGTTTCTCTAACTCCTTCGACTAGATCTTCGAAGTTTATGAGTCTTAGTTGTAGTAGGTCTAGTTGTTGGTGACATGCTACGCAGTGATTTAGAATTATCTTATTTAGTAATTCTTGTTGTTTGTGTTGTTGTTCTGTTTTGAAATCTGTTGTTTTCATAAGTGTTTTTTTTAGTTATTAGTTTTACATTGTTTAAATGTAGTGTTTTTTTTTTAATTGTCAAACTTTTTAATCGTTTTGTTTAGTCCTTGTGCGTCGTGCCTCCTATGTTGTCCTTAACTTGTTGATTATTAGTGTTGTGTCAATTAGCATTAATATATCAAGTAGGTATTAATGCTTTTGCGCTTCGCTTTTTCCCAATAAAAAAACCTTACTGAAGTAAGGTTTCTTTTGTGGGAGATTGTAAATCTTGTTGTTTTTTAAGATTTTCTTTTTCTTTCTGCTTCGCAGCGTTTTTTTCATCTTTGATGATGTTGTTTATGGAAGTGTTGCGTTCCATAAGTTGTTTTTTGTATTCTAACATGTCGATTAGATCGTCGAAGTGTGGAATTTCGGTATCGAAATATTCTCCTTTACGTTCGTTAGTTGTTAGTGGTAAGCCACGGGAGTGTCTGTCGAGAAGGTCTCGAATAGATAGTGTCATATCTGGTTGAGTGTGTATGGATTGATCCATTGTTTTTCCTTGTGTGCCATTATAGGCTTTTGTAAATTGTTTGTTGAGTTTCATAAGTGTTATAGTTTTTGTTTAGTTAAAATTAGTTGTTTATTTTGTTGATATATGAGCATTTTTTTCATCTCATAATCTAGTCTGTGGTCTTCTTGTGTGTTGAGATCAAATTTGTGAGAATTGATTTTTTGGTACTCGTCGTTAATTGTTTTAAGTTCTTTTTTAGTAAAGATTTTTTGTTTATAATATCTTGGCATAGATAATATATGGCCATTTTCGTGTACAATACACGCAATTTGTCGTTTTTTGTAGAATTCAATCATTTGTGGTGTTAGGTAGTTAGAACCCATTTTTTTTGACATGAGTGAGAAGGGTTTTGTTCTGTCGTCATGATCGCCATGTGAAGTGTAGCCGTCTTTTTGCATATAGCCGGCAACGTAGTTTATAGTTGAGGCGTTGGATGGTGAGCAATGTACGTGGCCATGACTCCATATGGAGTCGAATTTTTCTGGTTTATTTAAGAATGTATGTGGTAAGTTTAAGATTATAGCGTGAAAGTGTGGGCGTGTGGAGTGTTGTTCACTACCATATTCGCCACAA